GACCTGAGGTACTAGTGATTCGACTGTGTAGGTTCAACGCTTACAAAGTAAGCTATGGAGATGTTCACTGCCGAGATTCAGTGTGAAAAGTGCCAGGCAACTGGTGCGAAAGGGTCACTTGATAAGTGCTCCTCCTGTGTGGAAAATGACATTCTTTAAAGAGAATGAAAAATTCAGCTCAGAATGACCAGAGCAAGTTGTCAGTAGAATTCTTAAATGTTGACGAATTGGATCTCTTTTTAAAAGAGGATTCAATTCGAAAAGGACGGTTTAAGCCTGTTAAAGGTCGGAAAGAATTATTAAGTAGTTTTCGTGTAATTCATAATGATGATTTATATGATCAATTACTTATTGATAAGATGGTCAAATTTTTTCGTCGACCGACCTCTGATATTTTTCATTTACATTTTAGAGGTAGTACCATATTTGGCGATGAAGTGTTTCCTTTTCCTGTTGGCTGTAATGCTGCTCGTTTTTTGAATTTTACTTATTTGTGTGATAGAAGTGTGAGACGACGATTGTTTAAAAAGAATATTACTTATGAAGATTTTTTGCTCATTAAACCTTTATTTGATCCTCATTTTTTAGTTGATGAGGATAGAAATATTATTAATAGGCGCCTATCTTTGTTTGGCTTTTCCTGGCCTTATTATGTTAGTTATTGGGAATATATTTGTTTAAATATATATATTATTGTCATGATTTTTTCTTATAAGTTTAATGCGAGTGATATTATTTTTCTTGTTTTTAATGTGTTGTTGTGTTATTTTCCCGTACGATTATTAAATGCATTATTAATTCATTTTGTTTACAATGGTAATATCTTATTAGCTGCGCGTGGAATTGGTGTTCCTATTATAGAAGAAATTATTAAGAGTCATACTGGTTGTATTTCTTTTGGAATTGTTGAGTATGTTGGGAGGAGTGAGCGTGATGCTATTGTTGCTTTATTACCTTTATGTTTGCACTTAGTTACTTCTGGTCATAGTTTTTGGTTTCGTGTTGTTCAACATTTTATTTATAACGCTTTCATAGCTCCTTATATTGGTAAATTATTATTTTTGTATAATATTCCTCAGTATGGTGTTGAGGATGTGTTTGTTTATGTGACCTTGAATATATATAATGTTTTTTATGTTCCTAATTACATTCAAACAGGCGGTGTTCGTTCTTTTAGTTATTATTTGATTGATGGAGTTATCGTGTTAATATGTTATTGTTTGTATTTCTATTCATGTATTATGTCTTTTATTGAATCTTTGTTAATTTATTTGAATATTAGAGAG